TATAGGAGCAATCATGTACAAATCAGGACAACGCTCTGTCGTGGAGTGGATAGCCGATAGGCTGGAGGATGAATAGATGACAATACAAATTACAACTGGTAATCAATTAAATTTAGACAAAATATATAGTACATTACTTAATAGAACACCTGATGCTGCTGGTGAAAAGTACTGGAACGAACAGTTTGCATCAGGCATGTCCAGTGATCAAATACAGAAGTCTATAAAAGCAAGTAAAGAATACAAAGGAAATCAAAGTAGAAGTGTAGCCGATCCCTTTGCTACTGATCCTAACTATACACTTAATACATCAACAGCTAGCCCTTCATCAGGCAATGATCCTAAGTATGTAAAAACAATAAACTTAGGTCTTGACTCTGCAGTTACTGGGTATCGAGGAGCAGCAGAGACTGGCTATGATAGAACAGTACCTACTTTCACTGGTGGTTATCGGAAAGATAGTAAGAATGATAGGTCTGCTGAGAATTTATACCAGCAGAATATACTTGATGAACTTACTAAATATGCACAGCAATCTGGACTAGGTAATTTTACAACGAGTGACGGTTCCGCACCACAGTGGATGCCTACCGATGGAAGCAGAGAATCCATCATTGACCCGCACTATAGGAATCAAACTAGTAGAGCAACAGAAGATCTTTGGCAACAAGGACAGATATCAGACTTAGAAAAGTGGGCTGCAAATATTACTGGTAGTGGTAAGTATGACTTATCATTTAATCCTTCAGAAGCTTATCTCGGTATGAATAAAGCTGGTACTGGATATTCTGAACATCTCGAAGAAGGCAAGCGTAGAAACATATCTCAATCTTCTGGTATAGATAGTCTTATTGATTTCATATCTAACTTAGACACAGCTAGAGGACCAGAACTTGATGCTGAGAAAAGTAGATTGTCTGGTATATATGGAAACCAAATTGACCGTACATATAACGAACTCTTTGAAACTGATACAGGTATTGATCAAGCTGGTAAAGAGTATTGGACAAAGGATCTGATAGAAAATAGACCCGGCTTAGCTAAAGGACAGGACTGGCAGACATGGTTATCAGATGCATTCAAGAATACTGGTAGTTATAAAGACTGGAAAGTAAATCAGCCACCGGAACGTATTGATATACCAGAACTTATTGAGGTTGGTGGTGGTATTACTGGCGGTGGCAGTACTGGTACTGGTACTCCACTAACAGATTACTCTCAGGAATTACAAGCAGAGAAAGATTCATGGGATATTAAATTTGATGATCTTACTTCTATGTATACTGATCAGATAAATGATTTGAAATCAGCTTTTGAAAAAAGTAACAGAGATCAAGCAGCTTTATTTAAAGGATATCAAGATCAAGTAGCAGGGTACAGAGAAGACTTAAATGCACAGGCTGCCTATGGTGAAAGACCTATGAATCAAACAGTTAAAGGAGTTAAAACTAAGAATGAACTACCCGGATATAAACCTAAGACTGGAGGATCAACAGGTCATTTCAATAGATCAGGTTCAAGATTATCAACTAAATCATTAAATGTAGCATAAAAAAATGACAGCAAAATCTAGGTATGATTATTTATCCAGTGATCGTTCCCAGTTTTTATCAGAAGCGAAAGACGCATCGGAACTAACCCTACCATACCTTATTAGTGGACACGAAGAGAACACTAAAGGTATGAAGCAACTCAAGACTCCTTGGCAATCCGTTGGAGCCAAAGGAGTTGTAGCTTTAGCAAGTAAATTATCACTCAGTCTTGTACCACCACAGACTAGTTTCTTTAAACTACAACTAGATGAGTCACAACTAGGGGAACAGTTTCCACCAGAAATAAAATCAGAATTAGATTTATCCTTTGCAAAAATAGAGAGGACCATCCTTGATGCTATCGCAGCATCAGATGATCGTGTAGTAATACACCAAGCATTACAGCACCTAGTTGTAGGTGGCAATGCTCTAATTTTCATGGGTAAAGATGGTCTGAAATTATTTCCGTTGAATCGCTTCGTGATAGAACGAGATGGTAACGGCAACGTGATTGAAATAGTCACAAAAGAAAAGATCAACAAAAAGTTAATAGAGAATCAGCTACCTATGGAGGTGCTGTATCCAGATGAACCAGACAGTTCTATAGATGAAACTACTGGTGACAAAGAAGAGTGTGATATCTACACTCATGTAACAAGAGATAACAATAGGTTTGTATGGCATCAAGAAGTATTCGATAAGGAGTTACCACAAAGTAAAGGTAAGGCTCCTGTTGAAACTTCACCTTGGCTACCACTTAGATTTAACACAGTAGATGGAGAAGCTTATGGTAGAGGAAGAGTAGGTCAATTCATTGGGGATCTCAAGTCCCTCGAAGCACTCTCTCAGGCACTCGTAGAAGGCTCTGCAGCTGCTGCAAAAGTTGTTTTCGTTGTATCACCCTCAAGCACAACTAAACCTCAGACACTCGCTTCTGCAGGTAACGGAGCTATCGTACAAGGTAGGCCAGATGACATAGGTGTAGTACAAGTAGGTAAGACAGCTGACTTCCAGACTGCTTATCAGTTGATGGCTACATTAGAGGGTAGATTAAATGAAGCTTTCCTTATACTTAGTGTAAGAGATAGTGAAAGAACTACAGCTCAAGAAGTACAGATGACACAGATGGAGTTGGAACAACAGCTCGGTGGGTTATTTGGACTACTAACTATTGAATTCCTAGTACCATATTTAAACAGAAAGCTTAGTGTATTCCAGAAGACTGGAGAGATACCTAAGATACCTAAAGGAATGGTTAAACCAACTATCGTAGCTGGTATTAATTCTCTTGGTCGTGGTCAAGACGTTCAAGCATTGGGTAATTTCTTAACCACTATTGCACAGACAATGGGTCCAGAATCTATCCAACAATACATTAATCCAGATGAACTAATCAAACGATTAGCTGCTGCTCAGGGTATTGATGTACTAAATCTTGTTAAGAGTATGGAAGAAATACAACAAGAGAAACAGCAAGCTCAGCAGCAAGCAATGCAGATGGAACAGATGAAGCAGACACCTAATATGTTGAAAGCTCCTGTAGCTGATCCATCTAAGAACCCTGCACTAGCAGAACAACTAGAACAAGAACAAGCACCACCACCTGAGGAATAATGGCAGAAACATTAACATTTGAAAATCAAACAGAAACCACTACTATGGAGAATCTTAATGCTGATGAGCAAGATTCTCTACAGGTAGGGGAAGCAATGATAGAACAGCAAGAGGAACTTCTAGCTGGTAAATACAAAGATGCACAAGAATTAGAAAAAGCTTATGTCGAACTCCAAAAGAAACTTGGTTCTGGAGATAGCTCGGAAACTGGGGACTCCGGAGATAGTGAACAAGTGGAGTCCAAAGAAGGTGGAGAAAAAGAGGAAGAAGCTAAGGAAGATACTACAGCAAATGGACTCTTAGATAACCTTTGGACTGAAGCTAATTCAAAAGAATCATATTCAAAGAAAACTATTGAAGAATTAAATAAACTAACTCCAGTTGAAGTAGCGGATATGCATCTTAGATTCCGTGAACAGGTTGAACAAAGTAAACCACAGATAACTGAACAGCAGGTTACAGAATTAAAAAATGTAGCAGGTGGTGAACAGCAGTATGGAGAGATGCTACAGTGGGCACAGGATAACTTAGCAGAGCAAGAGATAAAGATGTTCGATGCAGTAATGGAAAGGGGAGATCCTCTCGGAGCTTTCTTTGCAGTACGTTCTCTAGCCTATAGGTATCAAGATACACAAGGTTATGATGGTAAGATGGTGACAGGTACTTCTCCTAAATCAGATGGAGATCAGTTCCAGAGTCAAGCTGAAGTTGTAGAGGCTATGAGTGATCCTCGATACGATAGAGACCCAGCCTTCCGTCAGAAGATAATGAAGAAGCTCGAACGATCTAACGTGAACTTTTAACTATGGCAATTAATTCATTTGACGCAGTCAAAGATGAACTGCTCAAAGATAATAAAAGACTTAGAGATATTATACCACACGCACTTGAATCATTAATGATAGGTGGTAAGGGAGGATCTCCCGGTCAACCTTATGATGACCCAGATAAAGGTAAAGGTCCATTTGTACCAGCACCTCCTAGAGATAAATTAGCTGCTAATAATATAAGACGTACTGGTGGTCCGCTTGGTGAGAATGATGATGGATATGGAGAGAATTCTACTCCCGGTCATCCAGACTGGCAAATAGCTGGAGGACCACAGCTACCTAACTTCAAACCAATGGGTAGAGTTATCAAGGGTACAAGGAAGGGTGTATTATCTCCTGAAGAAAATAAGATAAAACAACCACTACAGATAGGTCCACAAGCAATGAATTATCCTCCCCCTTCACAATTAGATCAATGGCTTCAATTGTACCAACGCAATGGTGGTAGCTTAAGACATTTAGATCCTGACATGAGGAGACTTATACTGCAACGAGGTGTAATGAAAGCTGAAGCGGCAAACAACATCAGGTCTTTACAATCATCAGGGCATCAAACTGTACTAGATGATAACAGACCCGGAAAATTAAAAATTATAAAACAGTTTAAACCGCCAAGAGCGTAGTCAATGACTGCCGTATACAGGGAGAAGCGTGGCGACCTGAACTTTCATCATCGCCCATTAAACTCTCACATTATTTTAATGAACGACACTGAAGTAATCGCACTTCAAGCTCCTATTGAATACACTAT